CATCTTGCCTCGACAACCGCGCAGATCAACTCGACCGTGCTGGGGGCGGTCAATACCGGTGCCGTGGTCAGCAATGTTCAGGTTCTGGTTGGCGGGCTGCCTAGTCTGGGCGAGGGTCTGGGGCGTGCAAAGATCTCGATCGGGGCGAATGGTCTGGCGGGGCTTGCGAAAACCGAGGCCGCTCTGGCGGTCAGCGCGGGGTTGGGCCAGATGGGCGCGGCCCCTGAGACGGCAAATATTACCTATAACATCGCAGCCAACGCGATGGCCATTGATGGTCGGGTTATGAACCGTGTCACCGCATCGACCGCACGGGTGGCGCAGATCACCTCGACGGTGATCGGGGCCGTCAATGGTGGTGCGATCAGTTCAGGGGCCGTTTTGGTTGCGGATTGACCGGGCCGGAACGGGGTGTCGCCGTGCTGTCTGCGCGTTTCGGTCTGATTGTGGCTTGGTGGTGGAAACCGCAGGCAAAGCTTGCTAGAAGCCGCCGGAATGCTGCGACACCTCTGTTGTATCGCAGGCAAAAAGGCCCGCTATGACCAAGACGGAACCCGCCATGACCCATGATCATTCCGTGGTCCGCTCTGCCGCGCGCCTGTCCGTCGCTCCGATGATGGATTGCACCTGATATTTTATAAAAACAAACGCCGCCAATTGGTTATCTGACGGCGTTCTGTCTGTAGGAAAATTGTGGATCAGGCCTGCATTGCCTTTGCTTCGCGCCTAGCGGCATCAGATCGTGCGTCGATATAGGCCGCAAGGTCATTCAGGTTCACTCCGCGCGCGCCCTTTTGGCTGTCTGTCATCCGCACAAGAGGCAGAGTGATTTCGCCACGGTTGATCTTGTCGATGAACTTCGGCAGCGTCATTGGCGCGAAGAAGTCGCGGCAGACCTGATCAGCGGGGATCACTGGCAGGCCGTCATATCGAGCGGCCAACAGGAACACGGTTTTCATTCTGTTGCTCCTCTCGCTGTTTCATCGTTCCAATCGGTCATGGCTGCACCTTCGGCGGCGGCAGCAAGTTTTTGCCTGATGGTCCTGCGATCACTTCTGCAATCCGGCGACCATCTTGCGCGTGGATATGAGGCAGGAAAGCCGTGTCGGCATCCATCAGCCCGCAGATCATCATCGCGGTTTGGGCTTTGATCCAGTCGGCCAGAACAGCCCACACGGCGATTTCAGCTTGAGCGCGGGACTTCTTGGCGTGATCCGCCCGCGTTGTCCGTGGGCCACATGGATAGGCTTTGACCCATGCGGCGGCGTAGGCTCCGACTGACACCGGCACCGTGATCTGGCGACCATGCAGGCGGAATTGGCAAATCACCATGTCCGCGTCATCGTCCACCATGAAGCCCACGGCTGTTGCGCCTACATCGCGCAACAGTTGGCGGATTTCCTTCTCTCGGCCCTGACCGGCTTTTGAGGTTGCATAGGGAAGTTCGCTCAAAACGGAATCCCCCCATCTTCGCCCGACATCGGGATTTCGATATCGCTTTCCGGCAGCGGGTTTGCCTCTCGGTATGCCGTCACCAGATCGCACATGCGGTTCCAGCCGCCGAGTGCGTCCAGCCCATCCTCTGCCGAGCCGTGGTCGAACACCAGATTGCGGGCCAGCAGGGTTTCCAGTGCGGCAATGCGGGCGTCTATGGCGTCTGTCATGGCTGCGGCTCTTTCGGGTAATCGCTGGTGCGTTCGAGGCGCTTGCGGCAGGGGGCGATCCAGCAGAATTCTGTTGGCCCGCTGTGGGCATGCTCCCAGACGATCCAGCAATAGGCTGTGGCGGTGCTGCCCTTGGCGGACAGCTTGCCTTTGTGCATCACCACCCGCTCGGTGAACTGCATCACGGCAGCGGGGCGGTGTTTGGTGAACAGGGTCTTGTGACGGCCCACGCCTTCGAGGAAGGCGGTGCGGACGATCACCGCCACGCCGATGCGGCTTGTTTGCAGCGCGCGGTCGATGAACTGTTCAGCCAGCCGGAAGGGCGGGTTTGTGATGGTCCAGTCCACCATATCTGGCAGGGGTCCAAACAGGTAGTCTCGGACTGGATAGCCTGCGCCGTAATCGAAGATGTCGCTGGCTTCGACATCGCGGAAATATTCGCGCAGAGGATTGACCATATGGCCGCGATTTGCAGCTGGTTCACGGCAGGTCATGGTTCCGGTGGTCCATGCGGGGGCCTTGCCGCCACACAGTTCATCGCATGGGTTTTGCAGATCCTCGCACAATGCGCGGGTAGCCCAAGGCGGTGTCGGGAAATCATCAAGGCTCTGGTGCGGTTCGGTGCGCTGCTGCATGACGGCGGATGAGCGGTTCTGGTTCATTGGTTCGCAATCTCCAGCAGCACATCGGCGTGGCAGGGCTTGCCCTGTTTGCACCAGCAGGCCAGATCGTGGCCGCGCAGGGTGTGCAGGTTGGCGTGGATCAGCTGGCGGCGGGCGTGGAGGTGGTCTTTGATTGCCACACGGCCAAACGGGGTGAGGCAGTCAGGCAGATGGTCGTGGGCAAGGTGATCACCGCGCAGCCATGCACGATAGGCCTCCACGGCCTCGGCCTGCGTCATATCGACGGGTAGGTTATATCTGCCGATGATGTAGGCCGAGAGTTGGCCCGGAGTGCCAACGGCCCACGGGTTGCCCCATAGGGACGGGCGGGCCACGATGATCGCGCCCTCGGGTTTGCGCCAGCCCTTTGCACGGGACAGGGTGATGCGGTCACCCATGCTGCACCGCCTTGGCCGCTGCAAAAAACTGCGACAGAGCCTTGGCCATAACTTCGCACATGGCTTTTTGTAGTGCAGGATCGCGCAATGTGTCGGTATTGCACATGATAGCGATCTGCCCTGCAAATCTGCCGTCATCTTCGTGAATGTGGACAGACCCGCCAACAACGCTCGAATACGCTCCGACTTTGACTTTCATCAGATCAATCCCTTGTCTATCGCAAGCCATTCCGGCAGCGTCACAGTTTCAATCCCAGACACCCCTGATGGCTCAATCTCGATTTGAGAAAGCGGAAGCCACACGGCGTCTTCTTTGTTGCCAGTGTGGGCCAGAACCGCTCTTGACGTTCTGGCCGTCACTTCAACATCAATATCAATGATGTTAGATTTCATTTCTGCACCGACTTGGCAGCTGCGAGGGCGGCGCGGTCAAGGCGCTCGATTTCGGCAATGATCAGCGCGGCAGCTTTGATCAGGTCACGGCGGTTCGTCGTCGGCTTCCACCATTGAGCCGACCACGGCCAGAGTTCGCCAATAGTGGCTTTGACGGTACGAGAGAGGCGTCTGTCTCCGATGCTATCAAGAGCCGCCTGCATGGCGTAGCAGGCGGCAGCACCGGCCAATTCACCGACCGCGTGTCGGTCGTCATGCCCCTGCGTCCAGCCCTCGGCGTTGATCTGCCGTTGGCGCTCTGCCAGCACGTCACGCGCGGCGTCTGTCACCTCGTCGCGGGGGGCTGGCGTGTCATATCCTGCGTCTCTCAGCGCCGCCTCACGGATCGCGGCGGGGTCGATGGCGGCGAGGATGCGGGCATAACGGGCCATGCAGGAGCAGTTATTCTGGCCGCAGCCCTCATCATCGCAGGCGGTCATTTTCAGGACGATCTGCCAGAGTTGGCCCCGCAGATCGTCGGACAGGTCTAGTGGCTTCGCCCCTTTAGCCTGCGCGGGGACGGCGGCAAGGTCGGCGCGGCGGTTCCACGCTGCATTCAGAGCATCAACAACCCATTGCTGCATGTCCGCCTGCATCTGCGAGGCTGTAACGTTGTCCAGTCCGAGGGCAGAGTGACCTTTTCCTGTCAGATAGCCCCAGCCCCGCTGATCTAGGACATGGCAAATGTCGCCGTGATGATCTTTCCCGACGATCCAATTCGTTCCTTTCAGGATGCTGAACGGCCCGTCACAAAATGGTTTTGCGGTCATGCTGCACCCCCGATCTGGGGGAAGCCGTTGTGTTCGATGCCATCCAGCAAGCGACCAGCGCGGGACTTGCCGATCTTGAAGCATTGCATATGGCCCGCGCCTGCAAATGCCCCCTCGGCAATGCGGTGGTATTGGTGTGCAGTCCCTGTCGAATAGGACGTGCCATCCGGCGCAATGCACAAACTGTCATATTTGCAGCGACTGGATAACTCTGGGTCTTCCTCGGGCGCGGGGTGGTAATAGGCGTCGTCGGCCCCCAGCGCGGTTTGGTTGAGGGGCAACCACTCGCCCCACTGTTTGAACAGGAACGGCACGCCAGCCGCCGCGCATTGATCGCGCAGGGACCGCGCCCATTCAGGGTGCATCGGGCGGGCGTGGGGGCCGCTCTCGCCGCCGACGATCACCCAGTCCAATCTGGATATGGCAGTCATATGCCCATATCGGGTAGCTTTCAAATCGACCTCGCCCAGCAACGGCTCTGCGCTGATGAAGCGCACGGCGGCGGGGGCTGCGAGCAGGTGCGGGATGCGCTGATCGGCGCTGGCCTGATCGCTGATCGAGGTGCCAAGACAGATGTTGGGCAGGGGCCATGTGGTGAGAACGGCTTGCGGTTCTTCTTCATTGCCTATTGGTGTGAAAAAGGTCGATCCGTGCAGGTGTTGGTGAAAATCATCTTGGGCAATGCAGGCGATGTTTGCACCTCGGGACGCATCGCCCATTTCCAGCCCGTCGCCGTTCAGATACGCCCGCGCCCTCTCTGGCCGTTTGGTCAGCACCTGAAACGTGTGCTGCGGGGCCAGTGCCATGACGGCGAACACGTGGTCGATCCATTCATCCGGCACGGTTTCGTGGAACAGATCGCCGTGGGCGCAGACGAAGATCTTGCGCGGCTTTTTCCAGCGCAGGGGCTGGTCGAGCCAATCCTCATTGAACCGCACCTCGCCCGTGAACTTGCTTTCGCCTGCCGCGTTCTTGCGGGCCAGACCCTTGCGGCTGGGGTGGTTGCCGATGGCGGGCCATGAGGTGATGAGGTGGGCGGCGTAGCAATGGCGGCAGCCTTCATCGACCAGCGTGCAGCCGGTGATGATGTTCCAAGTGTCGTCGCACCATTCGATCTTTGAATTACGCGCCATGACGTGCATCATCCCTGTTGCGGTGGCATTTCCGGCAAACCGCCTCAACTGAGAGTTGGTTTGCCGCGCTGTATCCAAGGTGGTGATCGTATTCATGCGGGTGCCGATGCACGAAAACCTCATCGCCACAATCAAGGCACGGAAGATCATCTGGGCGCGGTATACGGCCTTGCTCCACCAGATAATTCACGCGGCGGCGCGCTTGCTTTTTGTCGCCATCGCGCGCTGGCGTAAGCCACTTTCTGCGCCCAAGACTGCCAATTTGCGGCTTGCGATCAATGACACGGCGCGACGCCAAGCAGCACGCCGCAATGCCATCACCTCGCGTTTTGTCGCGCCCAAAATCTGATAGTGGGTGAATCGTTTTGCAGCGAGAACACCACTTTGTTGCATCGGTCCATTCGATTTTGCTGTTCTCAGCCATGCTTGCACCTGAATTTCTTGAGTTCTTCGGGAAACCATTCCTCGACGACTGCCTCCGCGTCTGGCGCGACCATGGCGATCATCTGCGATGTGTTTTTCATGGGGCGCGCTTCGTGAAGGATCAGGATTGCGGCTGCAACCAGTTCAAACGCGCACTCAGCCGGATCACCTCCGGTTTCGATGCACATATTGCGAGCGGCCAGACGGATTGCGGCAATGCGCGCCCGCGCTACGTGTGGGGGGCTTTCGATGTGGGCTGCCATGTCATCAGCCCTGCGGATAAAAGCGGTGGCCGGTGATGATCTGCGCCTCTGGGTCAGATGCATCGCAGAAGCTGTATGTTTCGTCTTCGTTGAGCCGCAGGTGATAGGTCTGGACGCGCGGGGGCCAAGAGCATTCGGCTATGATGTCTTCGGGTTCATAGCCGGTTTCTTCCGCGATCACGTCCAGATCGATCAGGTCTGCAACGGCGGTGGGATCGGCCTCACCCCAGACAAACGCAGCCCAAGGCGCGCCGTCTTCATCGGTGAAAACAATCAGGTCATTCTGGTTTGGCTTGGTCATTGCGGCCTCCTGTCGCTTGGGATGCCAGCCCGCGCGGGGCTGGACACCGAAGGGTCAGGATTCGGGGCTGCCGATGAACAGGGGCAGGCTGGTGTCTTGCGAGGCCTGTTGGGTCGCCTCGGTAAAGGCGTGATCCATGGCGTGTTTGGGGTCGTGCAGGGTCAGCACGAATTTCACGGTGGGTCCGGCCTTGCGGTATTGGAAGCGCACCGGCAGGCGATAGGCGGGGCCGTTTTCGAAGACGGGGATGGCGATCAGGAACAGCTTCGGAACTTTGATCGGCTGGCCATTGCCGTCGATGTGTTCCGATTTGATCTGGATCGTCGCTTCGCCCGTGGTCGAATTGTGGGCCACCATGTAGTCGGCGGACTCGTTGACGGTGAAGGATTTCGCCATGCCCAGAAGCTGATTGGCGTTGCCGAAACTGCCATCCAAGCGGCGGGCGATGTCGATCAGGCGCAGGTCAGCTTCGGAGGCATCGGACCCTCGGATGCCGGGGGAGGTCAGCGACATCGGCGGGTCGATCACGTCGAGGATGAAGTTTTCGAGGAACTCGCCCATTTCGACGCCGCTGACGGGTTTGCCAGATTGTGCCTGCCATGCCTTCCACTGGCGCGAGAGCGGGAAGGCATAGGTCGCGCGGTGGTGGCCGTGGCGCGCGGTGGGATCGCCCATGTCGGTGATCTGGGCGGGGCCTTCGAGGTGATAATCCGCAATGCAGGTCAGCTTGGGGGTGTCGCCGGTGTTGCTGGCGTAGAGGGCGGAATTGCCACCCTTGAAGCGGTTGGCCCATGCGATCAGGCTGGCCAGATCCTGCATGCTGGCCGTGCCTTTGCGCTGGAAGGGTTTCAGGAAGGATTGGGCCGCGCGCAGCTTGTCGGTGAAATCCTGCACCTGTTGGCCGGCGGGGACCGCCATCAGCAGCGGGGTGCCGAGATTGGGCAGGATGGCGTCGCGCAGCAGCATATCGACAGCGCCGTGCTGCTCCATGATCTTGGCGACGGTCTGCGCGATGTTCTCCGCGCCATCTTGGGTGTCGTATTGGCTCAATGTCTGTCCTTTCGGGGTGTCAGGCGCGGATCGGCTGCGCGGCGGGGGTTACGTCGCGGATGCCCGGCAGGCTGGGCTGGCGCGGGTTTTGCGGGGTGAGCATGCCCTCGGCAGTGGTCCACAGTGCGGCGGATGCCTTGGGCTTCTTCGGGGTTTTGATCTTGGCCTCGGCGGTGACGATCATCGAAAGCTGGCGGTCCAGCGTGTAATCGACGGTGATCGTGAAGCCGCCCTTGACCTTGCCGCCCTGATCCATCTGGGCTTGGTGCATGTCGAGGATCAGCTGTTTGTGATCGTCCATGAACTGCGCGAGGAATTCGCCGGAGTCGGGCATGGCAAGGATTTGGTCTGCGGTTCGCAGCTCAAAGGGTGGGTCAGCGGCCATCAGGGGGTCCTTTCGGGGGTTGGATGGTTTTCGAACGGGGTCAGCCGCGCGCGCGGGTGGCGGCTTCGGCGAGGAAGGCGGGCATGGCCTCGGCGGTGGTCAGGGCCATGCCGATCAGGGCGCCGATCACCAGCAGGGCCACGATCACGGCGGCGGCGTTGAGGGCCAGCAGGATCATGGAGCGGCGGCGCAGCTCTTCGCGGCGGCGGTGCATTTCGAAAAAGGCGTTGTGGTCATGCGGTGACATTGGCGGTGACATTGTGCGGCCTTTCGGCGGGATGGGTTTCGGGGCTGGGTGATGTGTCGGGGTGAACCCCGACCTACGGCAGATCGCGGCGCAGGCGGGCGGGGAGGGGGTGGCGCAGGGTGGCGCTGTGGGTCAGCTCGATCCGGCGGGCCACGATGTCGGCCCCCTCGATGCGGATCATCAGCGTGCCGCCGGTGACGGTCTTGCCCTCGATCCGGTAGGCGATGGGCGAGGTGACAAGGGCGAGATTGCCGAGGCAGGCCGCGCAGGCGTCGTCAAATTGATTTGAGACCTGCCGCGCCCAGAAGACCGCAGAGCGGATCAGGCGGGCGCGGGGATCGATGGGGGTGGGGCTGTGGGCGTTCATGCGGACGCCTCAAGTACATAGATCTTGGCGCTTACATCGTAGCGGACATAGGGCGGATCATTGGCGAGGAAGGCCGCGATATCGGCACTTGCGATGGCGACAGTCACATCAAACTCACGCATGATGTCAGCGCGGCGGATCTGACCGAATTGGCGCAGGGTGGCTGCGATGAACTCCTGCCGCCGATCTTTGAACCAGCCGCTCATGCTGCGGCCTCAATCGCTGCGGCCAGCGCGCGCAGAAACGCCACCACATTTGCCGCGTCAGGCATCAATTCTGCGATGCCTTCACCAATTACATCGGCGACGCCATTTTTTGCCATATCATCAAAAAAATAGGCAAGTTCCTCGTCGTCGTTCATCAACGCGCCTGCAAGTTGCGGGCCGTAAACTGTCAGTTCCAGTTGGATGCTCATGCCGCCACCCCGGCCTTCAGGCCCATCGGCACGGCGACGGGGCAGTTGGCTAGCCATGCGGTCAGGGCGCGGGCTTCGGCTTCGGAGGTGACTTCGATCACCAGAGCGGTGCCGCGATAGGATTTGGCGGTGCCGAGATCGCCGAGCCAGTCGGTGAGTTCCATGGCGCGGGGCTTGGTGGCCTCGATGGGGAGTTGCAGCGGGAAACCCATCATGCTGCGTCACCGGGCTGGTGGCCGTGCAAGTGCAGGACCACGGGGGCGGTGCGGTGCTGGTGGTCATCGTGCAGGACGCGCCACGCATCCTTCTGGACCTTTTCCCACACATCCGCCTGCATGTAGGTGAAGTCCTGCGGGTTGGTGATCAGGTGGCGGGCCTGCCGGACAGCCTGCGGAGACGGGCGCGGGGGCAGGTTGGTGTTGGCGGGCATGCTGGCCTCCATCGGGTTGATGATATGAGTTTGTGTGTGTAGCTTTGGTGCAGGCCGCACTGCGCCACAGCGCGACCCGCCATACCCCCTTGTTTCATGGGTCAAAGGAGGCATGTTCATGTCCAGAATACCGACCACGGATACGGGTCGCGCACCGCCAGCAGGCGGAGAGCAACGTGGAACTACGCCAAATGTGCCAGTTCTGAATCCAATAAAGCCTTTGAGCGGAATCCAGCCCGCAGAAAGGCCAGCGGTCAAACCTTCGCCAGCGCCGCCCCCAAGGAAGGAATAGCTGTCAGCGGCTAAAAGCGGATATTGACCCGTCTGATTTGATCGGACGGAATGTAAGTCATGCGGGTTCCCCAGTCCGGATCCACGATGTCCTGCCTCGTCTGCTCGGTTCCATCCGGCATGCGCTCTTCCTCGACCGCCATGATGATTGACCCATCCGATCCGAGATATAGGCCCTTGAACGGCGATCCCGAAAACAGCCTGCGGTCGTTCAGATAGAGGATACGTCCGTCCGCCGTATGAACTGATACCTGCCCGGTAGCCAATTCTGGGAAAGATGCAATCGCGTCCCAGCCGTGAGCCATGCCATCCTCGGCGTGCAGACCCATGTCGCGTGCTGCCTGATGCCAGACGGATTGCAGCTTTCCGCGCCACAACAGGGCCATGCCAAACGCAAGACTGGTCCCGCAGGCTGCATTGATCAACGTCGCGCCGGTAGCTGATGCCATGGGAAGCAGGGCGGGAAGACCAAAGACCATCGACAGCAGCACCGCATCTATCGCGTTGTGTCCGCGCCGCCTTCCGGCATAGGCCGTCACATAGCTGAGAAAGCCTACACCCATCCCAAGTTGGATCGAGAGGGGCAGGGTTGCAAAGGCCAAGGTGGTGTAATCCATGCGGCTTGCTCCAGTCAGAGACGGAAGGCGATGCTACGACGATAGCGCAGCATGTGCGATCCTGCATCTGAGTTCTTGCGCGCGGCATCTGTGCCTCCATCGGTTGCGATGGGTGCAACATAAATGGAGATTTTATCCATCGTCAAGACAAAAGTGGAGAAAAAATCAATTTACAGAACGTAATGAGAACATGCAGAATGGCAGGCATTGGTCAGGGAGTGGCCCTAAATGCCCTATAAGTTTGCGGATATGATGATTCTGATTGTGGCGCGGGTCACACGCCTAAAGGTCAAGACGATCTATCGAGCAGCTTTGTGCGCGAAGAGAATGGCCATCAGCTGCGCGCGCAAATTGAGCGGAACGTCTGACAGATCGCCACGGTAGATAAAGTCCAGTCCGAAGCCATACATCACAGCGATACGCTCTCCGACGGCAATATCGAGGCCCATTTCACCCTTTTCGACCTTGGTGAGGGAACTTCTGTCCAGGCTAATGCTGTCGGCGAATTCCGCCTTAGACAGGACAAGTGTTTCCCGCAGTGCGGTCAGGCGGGGACCAACCCGATCTGGGCGGCTCTCTCGTTCGATGAGTTGTTCGGCGATCTTTTTCATGGGGTCACCTTCACGAAAATAGAAATTTCGTCCATCGAAGAAATCTCCATCTTGACGAATAGAGAAAATCTCCATTACCTAAGCCCATGACAGAGATTTCCTCCATCAAGTTGCTGATTGATCGGTGGCCGAACCGTAAGGATTTGGCCGCAGACATCGGCGTGTCGCCGGATCGCGTCCACAAGTGGGCGCAAACCGAGTCAATTCCCGCGCGGTTCCATGCACGGATACTGCGCGCGGCAAGCCTTCGGGAAATTTCGATCAGCGCTGAAGACCTCGTGCGGTTGCATGACGATCAAGACGGTGAGGCGGCATGATGCAGTCACCCTCGGTCCACCAGTTCCAAGAACGCGCGCGCATCAATGATTTGAATGTCATGCCCCTGCGCGATGAGGTCTTCGGCCTTTCGATGGGATGCGCTTTTTGTGTGACCGGCGAGAACACTCGGGTCCTGATCTCCGACAATCAGCAGCGTCACCTTTTTGGATACAGCTTTGACAGTGACGATGCCAAGTTCTGCGGCCAAGTCTTCGGCTGCGTTGCGTGTGATCGGGAGCATGCCGGTGAATACGGCGACATGTCCTGCCAGTCTGCCTGCCGTATTGACCTCGGCGGTGCCTGTGGTGACGGCACGTTTGCGACGGGCGGATTTCTGCAGGATGTCGCGAAACGGAAGACCAAGAACACCCTCGGCGCGAAGGACGACTTGAGCAGCTGCCCGAGCATCCTCGCCCGCGTCGTGATGCTGGAAATCGAGCTGCAATTTGCTTTTCAGATGGGAAAGGCCATGCCCGCCGTTTCCGATGAACTCGGGCCATGCTTTCCGCGCGATCTGGACGCTGTCCATCCAATGGATTCCGGCGCTGACCTGCCGCGCATTTTCAGCAGCAGCCGCGATGGCGCGGCTGTCGAATGTGCTGTGCTGGATCACGGGTTGACGTTTGAGCATCTCGCGAAGGCCGGGGAATATCTGCCGAAAGGTTGGTGCGCCTCTGACCGTGGTTGCGCTGATGCCTGTGAGGCGCACGTTGAAGTCGTCAAAGTGCTGCTCGGGGTCAACGAAAAACGATTGGCAAGTGATCTCGCCGTCCCTGCTGACGCAGGCCAAGCCGATCTGGCAAATGCTGCCGCTCCAAGAATTCGCAGTCTCAACATCAAGGGCGATGAAGCGGAAATCCTTATCGACGGGGATGACAGGGAAGGGTTGTTCAATTTGAACAGCCTTTGTCTCCGGCTTTGTGGGGGCCGGATAGTTCCCTTCTGCGTAGTATCGGCGAAGGGCGGCCCTGTTTTCTTCTTCGGCGGCTTTCCAGCCGGTTGGCCTGCTTTCTGGTGCCTCGACGCGTTTTACGACGATGGGCGGCGCGTGAATTGTGACCGTTACGGAACCGAGCAGGGCAGGTTCTTGCCGCTCAGGCTCAGGGGCGGCGACCAGCTTCCTGCCAAACAACCAGTTCAAAAGGCCCATCTCGTGATTCTCCCTGCAACTCACGGGCGAGATTACCGCATTTCCACGACTTTCCATCACCGAGAGGATGCCGCCTGATGTCACGCCAACCTCAGCCATCGAACGACCTCATTTCAGCCCTGACGCGCGGGCCTACGGTGCAGGTCAAGCCTTTGTCCGAAGCGTGGCTAGACCTGCTGCTTTCGATCAAGATTGTGGACGCCACCGGCGTGGTCCGTTGGGAGTTTTCACGATGATCTGGTGCGCTGTGCCTACGGGCGTTTCCGTCCATCGGTCCAACCTTTCCGCCATGAAGGATGCTGCCTGATGTCACGCCAAGCTCCTGTTTTGATTGCCTCTGCCTCTCATGCGCGCCCATCGGGTCAAATGTCCCATGGCAATCGGTTTCAGCCTGCGGGCGGGCGGGGCCGTGGTCTGCGGGCGGTGCGGCGGGTGCAGGGGGCCTGCGGTCCTGTCGATGTGAGTGCGGCCCGCGTGGCGTGGTCGCGGTTTGTGGCGCGGATCTGCGGCAGCCGCGAGGAATGCGCGGTGGTGTTCGGCGTCACCTTCCAGACCGCCTGCAACTGGTTCGATGCGTTCTCGACCCCCACCGGCGACAAGGTGATGCAGGCCGCGCGCGATTGGCCGGATCAGTTCGCCGCGATGCTGGGCGAGGTGGCGTGATGGCGGACGCGGTGCTGAACCTTTCCGCCGATACGGTTTCTGCCGTGGCCGTGATCGCGCGGCTTGAGGCGGCAGTGGTCGATCAGGGGGAGGATACGGCGTTGCGCGTCCTCGATGCGTTCAACGCCTTGCTGTTCCCATTCACTGCGACGCCTCGGGTGACTGACAGCGGGGATTTTGAGGTCGTGATCGCGCCCTCGTCCGTGCTGCTGGAATTGCTGGCAAAGGTGGAGGCGCGGAATGTCTGACCGCGCCTCCGTTCTTCGCATTCATGGCCTAACGGTAAAGGCGCGTGCGCGCCGCCGCCTCGGCCGTAATGTGGACCTCACCTCGAAACACTTCGCCCAATCGGTGAGTGTTAGTGCCAAGTCGCATGGCGATAGTGTGGTATTTAGCGCGCTGCAAGCGCATCAGCCACGCCGTAACGGCTTCTTCGAAGTTGAGGGAAGTTCGCTCAATCGGTATAGGATTGAGTTCTACACCTGTGAGGGGGTGGATAAGTCTAGCCATGGTTCTGTCTCTCTCATGGTTAAGTCAGCGGCGGATTGCGACCGCGCGCTGACGGTTGGGCCGGGTGTTTCTCAGGCACCCGGCCCGCATCATTCTGACAGCAGATTTGCGTCTGGCAACCGTAACCCAAAATTCATCAACTACATCTTGTGCCATACGCATGAGGGTCGTGGCGTAAGCCTTTATGGCTGCATGACAAAAGCTTTTATCCACATTGCTGGTCTTGTGCCTCCGCGTTTTGCGAATCAGTCTGCCTGCCGCGATTTTCCTCCCTGTTGCGCGGCCAACTTGCCCCTGTCTGCTGGTGCGGATGGGGGTCTTTACTCAGGGCATGGGTTTTCGTCCTTTCCCCATGGAGCAGCATACCGGGGGGCCGTGCTGGCCCGTTTGAGTGGCCCCCGTTCACCCTCACTGCTGGCGCTGCGGTTGGCCTCGGCTGACCGCAGCTGCGGGGTGGCGGCATGACGCGCGAACCGGCATGGGGGCCGATCCTGTCTGCTGCCGTGGCGGGTGATCTGCCGCTGGTGCGGGTTGGCCAGACTGCGGCCACGGTCGCGGCGGCATTTTCCGGGCGGCAACCGGTCTATCTGGCGACCCCCTACAGCCGCGTTGTTCTCGATGAGGCTGGCCAGTGGGATTACATGCGGTCTGTGCATGCGATGATGGCTGCGGGCCACGCGGCTGGCGATCTGATGGCGCTGGGGGTTTCGGCCTTTGCGCCCATCGCACAGTCCTGCGTCATGGTGCATGCGCGCGGTCATTTCAGCGGATCGGCCAAGGGCTGTGTGGCGTGGTCAAATGGATTGGACCCTCTGGCCGCTGATCTGTGGGCGGCGTGGTGCCAGCCGTTCTTGAATGCCTGCGGGGCTGTGGTGGTGCCGGATTTGCCGGGCTGGGATCAGTCGCGCGGGATCTGGGGCGAGGTGCAGTTTGCGGTGCGGCATAACCTGCCGGTGTTTGTCTATGGGGGTGGTGCATGAGCGCGCAGTCCCAGCAGGATTACGCGGCGCGGGTCGCGGCAGAGGTGGCGGCGCGCTATGGCGTGGCCGTGCAGCCGGAGGCCGTGCAGCGCGTCGATACCGGGGTGAGCGGGCGGGCGCTGCCGGTGTGGGATGGCAGCCAGTTGGTCTATCCTGACTGGAAGGAGCAGAAAAAGCGGGATCAGGCGGCGCAGGTTCGGGCGCGCAAGCTCGCGCCTGTCGTATCGCAGCGCAGGCAGGACGTGGCGCGGCTGCATGCCGAAGGGCTGCATGACCGGGCGATTGCCGAGGTTCTGGGGATTGATCGGCTGGATGTGCAGAGCGAACGGCGGGCCTTGAAGCTGCTGGCCAACCCGTCACCCGTTGCCAATACCGATGCGGTCCTGCGCGCGGCGCGGATCGTGGCGATGCACGAATCTGGCGCCAATGAATTGACCATCGCAGCGACAGTCGGTCTTTCGCTGGCCTATTTGCGGATGATCGCGCGCACCCGGTTGGGCATTGTCCTGCGCCCTGTGGTCACCGAAGTTGTGAAGCCGCAAAAGCCCGCACCCCTGTCGCGGCAGGCTGCACAGGCGCTGCGGCGGTCCGAGCTGGCCGCGCTGAAGGTTGAGGAAATGACCGTCGCCCAGATCGGGGCGCGGTTCGGTGTGTCGCGTGTCACGGTGTGGCTGGATCTGCGGGCTATTGGCCGATCCGCCGCCGATGTTCGTAAACAGACGGTTGCCCGTGTCAAAGCCCCTCGGGCTGTTGCGGGGCGGCAGTCAAGGGCCACGGGCGTTCGGGCTGCAGCGCGGGCGAAGGTCGCGGCGCGGCGGGTTGAACTGGCTGCGATGATTGCGGGGCTGGATCGCGCAGTGTGTGCGGCCGATCTGGCAGGCTTTGCGAAGGTGCATGGATCGTCTGTGCGCGCGCTGCGCGATGACATGGTGGCGATCTCGCAGCCGTGGCCTAAGCCTGCGGGCAATCCTGTAGCGGCGCGGCATCGTGGCCGCTTGAATGCGGCACGAACAGCGCGGCGTGAGTTGCTGGCTACATGGCCCGTTGAGACCTTGACCGTGGCCGAACTGGCCGCGCGCTGTGGCGTGACAGAACCGACCATCTGCAGCGATTTGCAGGCGATCGGTCGGCGGGCTGCGGTGGTGACGAATTGCATGGGGCCACGCATGCGGGCGCAGGTCGAGGCGCGCCGGGCGCAGATTGCAGATCTGCACAGCGCCGGAAACACCTTGTCGGAAATGCGCGCGGCGACCGGCCTTTCGACCAATGCCGTGGCCCGCCATCTGGCGGCGCTTGGTCTGGTGGCGCATCGCAAGAAGGTGAACCCGTGGATCGGGCGCACGGGCGGCACTCCGCCCGCGGTGAAGGCCAAGCAGGACAGGGCGCGCGCGCTGTTGGCAGAGATGCGGGCGGCAGGGGCGACCTATCCGCAGATGGTCGCGGCCACCGGCCTGTCGAAAGCCTCGGTCGGGGTGCATTTGCGCGCGATGGGGCTGACCGGGCAGCCGGAACGAGCGAGGGCCGCATGATGGGCTTTCTTGCAGTTTCTGTGATGTCGCAGGCGCATGCGGTGGCGCTGTCGGCGCGGGTCGGTGCGCTGGATGCCGCACAGGTTTCGCAGTTGGCGTTCATCAGCGACCGTCTGGATGCTGATCACCCGTTGCGTGTGGCAGCCTTGTCGTTCTGTGCGCGCCACGCGGGCTTGCGCCATGATCGGGCGGCGCTGGCGGATGCCGGGGCTGATCTGCAGCGCGCGGTTTTGCGCGCCGTGCGGCCCGCCCCCGTCGATCAGAATCGGAGCGATATCCATGGTTGAGACTCGGATTGACCCGCTGTCGCCCGCTGAACGGGTGGCGATCTGCGCCATGTCGCAACTGGCCTTCGAGTGGCAGTTTCAGGACAAGGCTGATGCCCTTTTGGGGGTGCTGCGCGAGGCTTTGCCGGGGCTGCGGCAGGACGTGGATTTTGATCTTCTGGCCGATGCGGCGGGTCGATTCTTTTCCGCCCGCACCCCCGTCGAATGGTCTTACGCCACATCCTATGCCAGCCGCGCGATTCTGCCGATCCTGCGCCGCGACATGGGCCACGCCCTGCAACGTCTGACCGCAAAGGGCTGATGGGCATGGCACAGGGCAACGATCCGCGCATTGCAGAGGCGCACCGCCACGACATGGATCAACTGATCCAGCGGCTTGATATTCGGGGGCTTAAGCGCGGTGGTGTCGAGCGCACGGGGCCTTGCCCGCGCTGTGGTGGCACGGATCGGTTTTCGGTCAACACCCGCAAGCAGCAATTCCTTTGCCGCGCCTGCGACACCGATGGCGGAAAAGGCGATCAGATCGCCCTGGTGATGTTTGTTCTTGGCATGGATTTTGGCGCGGCGCTGGAATGGCTGTGCGGCCCGCGTGTGGAAATCAGCGCAGAAGAGCGGGCCAAGCGGGACCGCGAAGAGGCGGAACACAAGCGTCAGAAAGATGCCATTGCTGCCAAAGAGCGGGAAAAGGCGATCCGGCTGGCGCGCAATGTCTGGGAACAGGGGCAGCCTGCAGAAGGCACCCCCGTTCGTGGTTATCTGACCTGTCGCGGCATTGCGCCCGCGCTGTTTCCACGCCTGCCTGTCTGCCTGCGCTATCACCCCGATCTGGCCTATGTCGTGGATATCGACGGGGCAGGGCGGTCCATTCATCGCGGGCCTGCCATGCTGGCCGCAATCCAAGGGCCGGATGGTCGGTTCACAGGTGTGCATCGCACTTGGATCGACCTCGATCAGCCCAAGGGCAAGGCGCGGATTTTGCACCCCGTTACGGGCGAGCCTTGCCAGTCGAAGAAGATGCTCGGCTCGAAAAAAGGCGGCACAATCCGGCTGACCGGCAATGCCGTGCGGCCTGTGCTGGTGATGGGCGAGGGGATCGAAACCACGCTGTCTGCCCTGGTTGCCGGGGTGCATGCCGATGCAGCGTTCTGGGCCGGTGCCGATCTGGGCAACATGGCTGGTCAACGCGTGATGGGCAAAGGCCTGCGCTATGAGGGCATCCCTGATCTGGGCGACCGTGACGCCTTTGTGCCGCCCGCCGGTGTTGATCGGCTGATCTACGTGATGGACGGGGATTCCGAACCGAAATCGACCCGCGCCAAGCTGGTTGCGGGTCTGCGCCGCGCGATGGCGCTGCGCCCCGGATTGCGGGGGCAGATCGCTGTCTGCCCGTCCGGGGTCGATCTGAATGATGTGCTTTTGGGTGGTGAACAATGAGCAATGATGCAGATCAGGACGTTGGAGTCGGGGGCATCGAGGGTGTGCGCCGGATTCTGGCAGCACCGGAAGATATCGACCTGCCGGATGGGATGGCAGCCCCGCACCCCGACGATGCCGATCACCCCGATGCCGACCCCTATCAGGGGATGGAACCGGATTTCGGGGCAGGGGCTGCTGCTGGACCGTCAGATGCCGATGTCTTCCGTGAAACGTCAAAGCTGCCGATCAACGATCTGGGCAATGGTCAGCGATTTGTGCGGCATTTCGGGCCGGACGTGATCTGCGTGCCGCGTGTCGGCTGGCATGTCTGGGATGGGTCGGTCTGGCAGGTGGACCCCGATATGATCGCGACCCGGCGCAAGGCGCAGCGCCTGTCAGAGCTGGTGCTGGCAGAGGTGCCATATCTGACCCTGAGCGATGAAAAGATGCAGCAGATCGCAGAGGAACGTGAACTGCAGTTGGAACGTGAAACGCTGGAGTTGCAGCGCGACGATGAGGGCAAGCTGTCGGACGTGGCACAGTCGCGCATCAAGCGCATCGGCGTGGAGATCGAGGCGATTGGCAGCCTGAAGCTGTCACTGTCGAAGATCCGCACCGCCCATCGCACCTTTGCACGGTCCACCGGCAACACGGCAAAGATCAAGGCCGCGCTGACAGAGGCCGAAGTGCCTTTGGCGGTGCGGGTCGAGGGTCTGGATACAAATCCATTGGACGTGAACACAACCTCGGGCGTGATGCGGTTTACGGTGACACCGCGCAGAGGCACCTATCCGAAGGTTGATATGGCGCTGATCCCGCATGATCGCGCGCTAAGGATGACCAAGATCATGACGACAGGTTATGATCCATCGGCGCACGCGGTGATCTTCCAGAAGTTTCTGGACCGGATCATGCCGGACCACGATATGCAGCGATTCCTGCAGCGCTGGTTCGGCTATTCGATGCTGGGGCTGACCAATGAACAGGCCTTGGCCTTCTTCTACGGCATGGGCGCGAATGGCAAATCAGCGCTGACCGATCTGATGGCCAAGCTGATGGGCAGCTATGCCGCCACGGCCAAGATCGAATCCCTGACCGGGCAGAACCGCCGATCTGGTGGCGATGCCACGCCCGATCTGATCAGCATCGTTGCTGCCCGCATGGTGCGCGCCTCGGAGCCTGAGAAGGGCGTCCAGTGGCAAGAGGGTCTGATCAAGCAGTTGACGGGCGGCGAGCCTATTCTGGTGCGCGCCCTGAATGAGAACTTCTTTGAGGCCACGCCGATCTTCAAGCTGACCATTGGCGGCAACCATGCGCCCGATATTCGCGGCATGGATGATGGCATCTGGCGGCGTCTGATGATCGTGCCTTTCGATGTCCAGATCCCGAAGGAAGAGCGCGACCCGATGATCGTGCAGCGCATGTTGGAGGAAGGCCCAGGCATTCTGAACTGGTTGGTTGAGGGAGCTAAATCCTATCTGGAGGGCGGGCTGGCCCCGCCTGCACAGGTCAGTCAGGCCACCGATACGCTGCGGCAGGATGCCGACCCCTATGGCAAGTTTCTGGATGAGGCCTGTGTGGTGTCGGGCGATGTGGCCGACAGCATATCGTCGCGCGAGCTGATGCTGTGTTTCATGTTCTGGCAGATGCAGCGCGGCGAGACCCCGTTCAAGGAACGCACGATCTCGACCAATATGAAGGACCACTCGCGCAGGTGGCGATCCCCCAAGACTGGCAAGCAGTTTGTGGCGCGGGAAACAGGGCGGTTCAACGGCTATGACGGGTTGCGCCTGACCGACATATTCGCCCGCGATTGGGGTCTGGCCCCGAAAGATGCCGCAGGCCGCGCCCTGACCCTTGGCCAAGCCGCCGATCCGAACCGCTATGGCGAGGACTTCTGACATGCCCCGCACCCCAGTCTGGTCAAAATGTGAGGGGATGGAGGGGATAAACCCCTTCGGGAGAGGATGGCAGCCCGTGCAGGGGTCAGGGGGAAATGATGCGGCATCAATGGGTTGCGGGACAAATGGAGGGGATGGAGAGGATGGAGGGGATAATTGTGACCCGCTCGCATGTGCGCGCGTAACTTCGTGGTGTGGGGGTTTGGTGCCTTCTACGTGGGGGTTGCAATTATCGTCTCCATCCTCTCCATCCTCTCCGCTTTGCCTTCAAGTCTTTGATATTGCTTCCGTTTATCCTCTCCATCTTCCCCGCTCTATCCTCTCCCATTTTCATTCTATCCTCTCCATCCCCTCCCTGAAAAATGAGGGAAAGCAAGGGATAGATAAGAAAAGGGCAACGATCACTAAATCTGGTAAAGGGCCAAGCGCATGACAAAAGAATTTGACCGCCCCGCCTTCTCGACGGCCTTTGATCCGGTTGCGGGTGCAGATCGGCGCGCGGCTGAGGCTGTGCGGGTGGCTGACATGCTGGGCAGGGCAACGCCGCCCGAGGCCATGCAGGCCGCGCCCGTGGCTCCGGCGCGCGGGCCGATGCAGTTGGTGCAGGGGTTTGATCTTGCCCCCGGTGGCACCCGTCGCCGCGCCTCGGCGCATTGGCGCGCGGCCTGTGCGCTGGTGGTGATGGTCGAACAGGCCCGCCAGCGCCATGATGCAGAGCGGCCCTTTGTGCCGCCCTTCACCGCCGCGCATCTGGCCACGGCTGCAGCCTATCGTGCGCTGACCGAATGGCGCGATGGGTCGGGCATCAAGTGCGCCAGCATCGAGGCAGGCCGCGCCTGTGCCGGTGGCGGGTCGGACTTCCTTGATCGCTATCTGGATCGCGGGGCCACGCTGGATGCGGTTCACCGCGCCATCGGTGCAAGTGTCGCAATGTCACCCCGTCGCCACATGGACCGCGACAACGCCCGCCATGCGATCTCGGATCGGGCGGTGGTGGACATGGTGGTGCTGGCAGGGCGCGACCTGAGCGCGGTCCTGCGCGCCTACGGCTGGCAGCCCAAGGGCGAACACCGCAAGCTGATCCGTGCCGCCCTGTGTGGCAGCCTTGACCGCATGCGCGATCTGTTGGGGTGAGACACTAAAGAAAGGGGATTGACGCTTAGGTCCGCCGTAGGCATAGTCCTTGGCATCATCTACAGCCACGCCCGAAGGGAACCACCCTGCGGGCGTTTCGCATTTCTGGGGGTTGTCATGTGAAACTGACACGCTTGCCCCCCGTGGTGGCTGGTCTAGCCCCACGCGTCAGGTTCCTTGAGGATACGCCGGCCAGCCAATCCCGCGCCCGTGATCAGCGTCACGCATGGCGGGCTTGGTATAAGACCGCCCGGTGGCAAGAGTTGCGCTGGTCGGTTCTGGTGCGTGATCTGTTCACCTGCCAGTTCTGTGGCCAAATCGAAGCCGATACATCCAAGCTGGTTGCGGACCACCGCATCCCGCATCGCGGCAATGCGCCCCTGTTCTGGGATGCCGCGAACCTGCAGTGCCTGTGCAAGGCCTGCCACGACAGTGCAAAGCAGGCAGCCGAGCGGCGATGGGAGGGGGGGGTGCAATCCTCCAAGCCCCTGCGCCCCTAGACCGGTGGGCCTACCATCTAGAGGTTTTTTTCCTATGGAAGCGAATTTGGACAAGGAAGGGGTTGAGCTTGATCTGCTGGGCGACCCGCTTCGCCCTATTCGTGATCCTCGCGGGCGTCCTTCCTTTGCAAAAAATAAGGAAAATCAACAGCTTGTAATCAGCCTGCGCGCGGCGGGCTGGACGCAAGATCAGATTGCGACGTTCATGGGGGCGGACGCCAAGACATTGCGTAAGCATTTTTCCCGTGAGCTGGATCATGGCGCGTTGTTCCTTGAGGGGATGGCGGTGCAGGTGCTGGTCAAGGAAATGCTGAAAGGCAATGTCACCGCGACCAAGCGCGTGTTGGAAATTGCCCAAGCTGCGAACGCGCCAAAGGGCAAACCGGATGTCAAGCCTGCAGTGGCAGCCTCGGTCGGCAAGAAGGCCCAGCTTGTGATCGACGCCCAGCGTCCTTCGCAGGGTTGGGGCGACCTGGTGAACTGACGTGGCGTTTGATTTCGCCTGCCTCGACTGGGCTGACCGGTTGCAGCGGGGCGAAACGCCGATTGCGGATCTGCCGCTGAATGCCGAAGAGGCTGCGCGGGCGGTGGCGATCTTCAATAAGCTGCGGCTGCCGGATGTCATCGGCCAGCCGGAGTTGCGGGAGGCAGCTGGCGAATGGATGCGCGACATCGTGCGTGCGGTGTTCGGCTCGATGCAGACCTCGGCAGTTGGGCCGGAGGTGCGGCAGGTGGGCGAGGTGTTTATCCTTGTCCCGAAGAAGAACGCGAAGACCACCTCGGCAGCCGCCATCGCTCTGACCTTCCTGCTGCTGAACAAGCGCCGCAACGCGGACATGCTGATCATCGGGCCAACGCAGAAGATCAGCGATGTGGCGTTCGAGCAGGCGCGCGGGATGATCGAGGCGGACCCGGACGGATACCTGCAAAAGCGGTTTCAGGTGCAGGACCACAAAAAGCAGATCAAGGATCGGACCAATGGCGCGCGGCTTATGGTGCGGACCTTTGGCATGGACGTGCTGACAGGGGCCAAGCCGATCTTCACGCTGATCGATGAGATCCACCTGTTGGGGACTATGCCCTATGCGGCGGATGTCATCCGGCAGATCAGGGGCGGCATGATGCCGTTCCCGGAATCGGTGCTGGTGATGATCACGACGCAATCGGATCACCCGCCAGCAGGGGTTTTTAAGACTGAGCTGCAATATGCGCGCGGGGTGCGGGACGGCAAGATCACGGATCGGGTGCGGATGCTGCCGGTCTTGTATGAATTCCCGGAGTCGATGCAGATCAGCGATGAGAAAGCATGGCAAGACCCGGCGGTCTGGCACATGGTGACGCCCAATCTGGGCAGATCGATCACGCTGGATGCGCTGCAGGACGGTTTCACGCGGGCGAAGATGGACGGCATGGGCGAGTTGATCGCTTGGGCAACGCAGCATCTGAACGTCGAAATCGGGTTGGCGCTGCACAATAACCGCTGGATCGGCGCGGATTTCTGGCTGGCAGCGAAGGAGCCGCAGCCGATCACGCTGGCTATGCTGATTGCGCGCTGTGAAGTCGTAGTTGTTGGGATCGACGGCGGCGGCGCGGATGACCTTCTGGGCATCAACGTCACGGGTCGCGACAAGCTGACAAAGAACTGGCTGAGCTGGTCGCATGGGTTTGTGCATCCGATTGCCCTGGAGCGCCGGAAGGAAATCGGCGCAACGCTGCGGGACTTTGAAGCCCGCGGTGAGCTGACGATCTGCAAGCTCCCGGCAGAAGATCATGCGGGGGTCTGCGATATCGTGGGCCAGTTGCTGGATGCGGGCCTGTTGCCGGATGCGGCTGCCATCGGCCTCGACCCTGCGGGCGTTTCGGCGCTGGTGGATTCGCTGTCTGCCATTGGCGTCACCGCAGAGCAGATGGTTGCAGTGGGTCAGGGCTACAGGTTGTCGTCGGCGATCTGGGGCATGGAGCGCAAGCTGATGGATGGCACCTATCGCCATGCCGATCAGCAGATCATGGCGTGGTGCGTTGGCAACGCCCGCGCCGAACAGAAGGGCAATGCCGTTCTGATCACGAAAGAGACCGCTGGGAAGGCCAAGATCGACCTGCTGATTGCAGCGTTCAACGCCTTCACGCTGATGAGCCGCAACCCTGTTGCACAGGGGGGCATGGTGACGCCTTGGGATTTGGACCCGAATTATAGGATGGCTGGCTGATGGCATGGTTGCCCCGCATGTTCCGCGCTGCTGTGCAGGCACCGGCAGAGGTGCGGGCTGATGCCGAAAACCCTGCAATACCGGTATCGGCGGCCAATTTCTTGCAGTTGTTCGGGCTGGAAAGTGGCAGCGCTGCGGGCGAGGTGGTGACGATTGAAACCGCCATGAAGGTTCCTGCGGTGCAGGCTGCCGTGGGGTTCATCTCTGGCACCATGGCAGGCCTGCCGCTGAAGCTTTACAAGCGGGGCAAGAACAACAGCCGGGAATCTGTCTCGGATGAGTTGGCCACGCTGCTGCACGATGCGCCGAACCCCGATCAGTCGTCGTTTGAGTGGCGCAAATACACGTTCGAACAGTTGCTGACTGGTGGTCGTGGCTGCAGCTTTATCGAGCGCAACGGCATGGGGAAGGTGGTCGGAATCTGGCCGCTTGATCCGGCGCAAACCTCGGTCCATCGTGAGGGCGCGCGGAAGTTTTTCAAGTATCGGGAAAACAAGCGGACGGTCATCTATGAGGCTGCCGAGGTAATCGACCTGGCATTCATGCTGAAATCAGACGGCCTGAAACATCGCTCGCCGATCATGGATGCCGCCGACACCATTGGCCTTGCCCGCGCCATGACGCATTACGGGTCGCGGTTCTTCAATAATGGCGGGGTTCCGCCCTTCGCCATCGAAGGTAATTTCCAGTCCGGCGCGGCGATGCAGCGCGCGTCCGATGATCTGGAAGAGGCTGTGCGGAAGTCGAAACGGGACAGTCGGTTGGCGCTGGTGTTGCCAATGGGTTTGAAGATCGTTCCCATCGGCACCGATGCCCAGAAGTCGCAGATGATCGAGGCGCAGCGGTTCATCATCGAAGAGATTGCGCGGCGCTATTCGCTGCCTCCGGTATTTCTGCAGGATCTGACCCACGGGACGTTCTCGAACAACGAGCAGCAAGACCTGCATCTGACCAAGCACACGATCAAGCGCTATGCCGAGCAGTTCGAGCAGGAGTGCAATCTGAAACTGTTCGGCTGGAAAAAGCGGGACCGCTTTGTCGAGCTGAACCTCGACGGGTTGCTGCGCGGTGATTTCAAGACCCGCATGGAAGGCTACGCCTCGGCCATCCAGTCCGGCCAGATGACACCCGGCGAAACCCGCGACATGGAAAACCGCCCGCGCCTACCGGGTGATGACAAGCTCTACATGCAGGGCGCGATGATGCCGCTGGATAAACTCGGCCTTGCCGATCCCACAGGAGGGAATACGAATGGATCGTGAAATCCGCAGCCTCGGCGCACCTGCCGAGATTCGCAAAGAGGCGGACGGCATCCGCGTTTCCGGCTATGCGGCGGTGTTCAACCAGACCACTGCCATCGGGGATTGGTTTCAGGAGCGGATCGAACCGGGGGCGTTCACCGATGCCTTGGGCCGTGACGATGTGGTGTTCCTGATCAACCATGAAGGCCTGCCCTTGGCGCGGACCCGCGCCGGCACGCTGACGCTGACGCAGGATGAAAAGGGCCTGCGGATGGAAACTGTGCTGCGGGCCGATGATCCCGATGTTCAGCGCATCATCCCGAAGATGGAGCGGGGCGATTTGGACAAGATGTCCTTTGCCTTCTACCCGGAGGTGCAGGAATGGGATGAAACCCAAGACCCGCCGGTCCGAACCATCAAGAAGGCTTCGCTGTATGACGTGTCTATCGTCACCACGCCCGCCTATGACGGGACGGAAATCGGGCTTCGCAGCCTTGAGGCCGTGCGCGAACAGCGCAAGCGCGCCCAGAATTTCAATGCGGCAGCCCTGCGCCGCCGCATGAAGGCAGACCTCGAACTCAAGGTTCGGGAGAACGGCTGACGGCGCGCGCCAGACGCCTATCACCGCCGCCTTCGGGCGGCTTTTTCATTGGAGAGAACCATGAAGATCAAGGAACTCCGCGAGGAGCAGGCGCGCATTGCCACCAATGCCCGCACCAAGTTTGACGAAATCAAGTCCGACACGCCGGAGGCCCGCGCCACCGAGATCGAGGCGGAATTTGACCGCATGATGGCCGAGCACGACAAGATCGGCAGCAAGATCGAGCGGCTGAAGAAGCTGGAAGAGGCCGAGGGCCGTGCGGCTGAAGGCGATGATCGTCGCCCGCGTGGTGGTGACGGCCAACAGCGCGGTCAGGAAGAGGGTGACAAGCCCACCTATCGCCATGCGTTTGCCAAGCTGATGTGTGGCTTCACTCCCGAAGATATGACGCCTGAAGAGCGTCAACTTCTGCGCCGTGGCACGTCGAACTTTGAACAGCGCGCTCAGACTGCTGGCACGGCATCCGCCGGCGGCTATACCGTGCCGACCGAGTTGATCCCCACCATCGACAAGGCGATGAAGGCGTGGGGGCCGATGTATGATGAGGCTCTCAGCACCGTCATCACCACGTCCGGCGGCAACTCGATGAAGCTGCCGACCGTGGATGACACGGCCGTCGATGCAGGCACCCATACCGAAGGCACCGCGCTGACCGATGATGGCGGTAAGGATGCAACCTTGGGCCAAGGCAGCCTGGATGCCTATGGCTTTGACTCTGAGTTCATTCGCTGGTCGTGGGAATTGGATGCAGATTCCATCTTCTCGTTCGAGACCCTGCTCGGCGAGTTGATCGGCGAACGTCTGGGCCGCATTGCCAACAGCCAGTTGACCATCGGCACGGGTTCTTCGGCACCGAACGGCATTGTCACCGCCTCGGCGCTTGGCAAGACGTCCGCCTCGGCCACAGCGATCACGGCAGATGAGGTGATTGACTTGGTGCATTCGGTCGATCCGGCCTATCGCGCCTCGCCCAAGGCCCGCTTCATGTTCAATGACAACACGCTTTTGGCCCTGCGTAAGCTGAAGGATGGTCAGGGAAATTATCTGATCACCGAAGCGCCGGACGGTTCGGGGCGTCTGAAGGTCGGCTCTGTGTCGGCTCCGTATTCGATCAACCAAGCCATGGTCAGCATTGCTGCGGCAAAGAAGGTCATGCTCTACGGCGACTTCTCGAAATACTACGTCCGCAAAGTGGGTGCGCCGGTGATCGGCGTTCTGCGCGAGCGGTTCTGGCCGGATATGGGTATCGCGGGCCTGATCCGCTTCGACGGCGAGATTTCGCATTCGGGCGCCATCAAGCACCTGATCACCGCCGCGTCGTAAGGCGCACATCGGCTGAGCGGAGGGGCGGTGCGCCGCCCCTCTTTCTGAACCGATGGAGGGTCTCATGAAAGTGAAACTGCTGGTGGCACGGGTTGGGGTGACGTTTTCCCAGAATCGTGGTGATGAAATCGACGTTGGCGATGCCGAGGCGTTGCGGATGATTGCAGCGGGTCAGGCCGTGGCCGTTGACGCACAGGCTGTGGCAGATGCACAGGCTGCTGCTGACGCACAGGCTGCTGCTGATGCACAGGCTGCTGCTGATGCACAGGCTGCTGCTGATGCACAGGCCAAGGTGGATATTGACGCCGCCGCTGCGCGGGCTGCTGTTGCGCCCGAGCAGGCGGTGCCGCAGGCGAAGCCGGAGAAGGCGGTCAAGTGATGCGCCCCACCCGTAGCGGCGCATCTGCAGCCCCTGTCGATCTGGCTGCCGCGAAATCGCATCTGCGCGCCACCTCATCGGATGAGGATGATCTGATCCAGTCGCTGCTGGATGCCGCGACGGAAATGGTCAGCGAGCGGACGGGGCTGGTCTTGGGTGCGGAAACATGGGTCTGGAAGACGCGCGTGGTCTCCGGCGCGGTCGATCTGCCGAAAACCCCTGTGACGGCGATCACGGCCATGACGTATTTTGATGCGGCTGGAACCAGTCAGACGGACACCCCCGGCAATTACCGGCTGCTGGCAGATCCAGAGCGTCCGAACTTGCGGCCAGCGCCGGGCTTTAGCTGGCCTGCAACCGAAGTGCGCGACGATGCCATGACCATCACGTTCACGGCGGGGTTGGCGATCTGCCCGCCAGCGTTGCGGACGGCGATCCTGATGCTTGTGGCGCATTGGTTTCATAACCGTTCCGCCGTCACCGATGGCGCGATGGCAGAAGTCCCGCAATCGGCCAGTGCGCTGATCGATCTGCACCGTCTGGGCTGGGCAGCAGCATGAACCCCGGCGATCTGACCCAACGCATCACGCTACAGCGCTATGCCGAGACTGCGGACGGGATCGGCGGCACTGTCGCGGCGTGGTCAAATCTTGCGACTGATCCGAGCGTTTGGGCGGCGGTCAAAGCCAAGGGGGGGCGCGAGAGCCAGATCGAGGGCCGCACGGCTGCGACGTTCGTGGTGGTGTTCACGATCTACAATCGCACTGATCTGACAGAGCTGGACCGCATCCTGTGGGACGGCGTGGCCTATAACATCCGCGGCATCCTGCGGCGCGGCGGCGCATCGCTGATGCTGGATATCGAGGCTGAACGCGGGGTGACTCAGTGAGCGTGGAGATTCGCGGAATTGATGATGTCCGTCGCCTGCTGCGGGACGTTATGCCCAAAGAGGCGCGGATATTGACGCGCCAGACCACGAAGGATGTTGCCGCAGCTATCGCGCAAGAGGCGCGTGAGAATATGGCTGGCCATGTTGATAGCGGCGCCCTTCGGTCAGGCACGCGGGCGGTGCAAGAGCGTGACAAGGATGGAGTCGGGCAGGCGGCAGTGCGCGTCCGTAGGGCGTTCTATTGGCGCTTTCTAGAGTATGGCGATGGCCCTGATGGGATCGAGCATGCCTTCTTCCTACGGGCAAAGGAGAAGGTGATGGCTGACATCGACGCCATCGCAACGCGAGCGTTTGTGCAACGCCTTGTCGCCCGGATCAGCAAAGTCGCGGGGCGATAAATGTCAGCAGAGACCGTAATTCAGGGCGCACTGTTCAGCGCCCTTTCTGGTGTTGGCCTATCGGTTGTCGATAGCGCACAGCAGAACCGTGATGGATCTGACGCATCGGCTTTTCCCTATGTTGAAGTCGGATTTGTCACGATTGGTGCCTTCGATACCGCTGGCGAAACCGGCTTTGATTATGTTGCCCGCATCCACACGCGCAGCCGGTCTGCGTCGATGAAAGAGGCCAAGCTTATTCAGGGCCAAATCTATGATCGCCTGCATCGCGGCGCGCTTACCTTGGTCGGTTACCTCCACGTCCTGATCCAGCGTGAACGCAGCGAAATCATTCGTGCGTCTGACGGATCGTTTCACGGGGTCTGCGAATATCGCGGCCTGATTGAAAAACAGCCATAAAGGAGAACATCATGGCAAAAGTAGCTGGGCGGCTCGCCGTCCTGTCCAAAGCCTCGACCGCAATCGGTGGAGTCCGTGTGTCTACCATTTCCATCGCCAACGAGAGCATTGATGTTACCGATAAGGATAGCAACGGTGTCATCGAGCTGTTGGCGACGGCAGCCACCCAGCAGGTCAGCATTTCGGTTGAAGGTGTCTATGACGATCCCGTTCTGCGCGATATAGCGTTCGGCCCGGGAGTGTCGCCCCTGCTGACCGATCTTACCTTCAAGTTCGCCGATGCCCTTACTACCGCTGATACGATTGCAGGAAACTTCTTCCTGTCCTCGTATGAAGAGGGCAACCCGCACGATGACGCGACCGACTTCAAGGCCGAGTTCGTGTCTTCTGGCGCTTGGACGCTGGCATAATGGCGGAAATCAAAATTATCTTCCGGGGTGAGGAATTCAGCATCCCGGAAAGCCGCGCCTTTGAGATTGGAGAGCGCATTGAAGATATTGCGACCCTGCCGGAAATTATCGGCTGGGCCAGAAAACCGAAGTTCTTCAAGATGGCTCGTTGTTTTGGGGAAATGCTTCGAGCAGCCGGTGGCCGAGTAACCGACAAGGAAGTGCATTCGGCCATGATGGCGGATTTTGAGAGCGGGAAGCCAGCAGCCTATTTTGGCGCACTGAACAGCCTGCTCATTGTGCTGATGGACGGCGCACCGCAAGGCAAAGGTGATGCCGAAGAGGGAAAGCCCGACGCTTCGTAAAGGCCGCATATCAAATCGCGGTAACGCGCCTTCGGATATCACCATCCGAGTTTTGGCGCATGCCTCCCCGGCACTTCTGGTGGCTCTGTGAGACGCTGGAAGATGGCACGAAGCGGGAAACTGGCCTCGGGGCAGATGATCGGGCGCAATTACTGCGTCTGCTAAAGCAATCGAAAAAGGCAACGAAATGAGCGCGCAGGGCGATATTGTCTTCATGATCGGCGCGGACGTGACTGGGCTGACCAGTGCGGGCAATATGGGTGAACGATCTCTTGCTGATATGGAGAAAGCCGCCAAAGCGCTTGAGCGGCAACTCGGCAAGATCGGTGAGGCTGGCGCTGCCTTTCAGCGCGATTTGAACCAACTGGCCGGTGTTACAACGGCCTTTGGAAAATCGGCGCGTGATAGCGCAGCGGCATTCGAGGCATTCGATAGGTCGCGCGCCCAAGTCGATAACCTGCGCGCCTCGATTGATCCGCTTTTCGCCGCGTCCAAGCGTTACGAGGCTGCTCTGATGCAGCTAGATGCTGCGTTGGAGATGGGCACGATTTCTGCGCGCGAGCATTCGCAAATGCTCGAAATGCTCTCTGCGTCGTATTTGCGCGCCGATGGTGCAGCAAGTTCCATGGGCGGTGGTGTCGGCTTTCTCGGCAATATGACCGATGGCGCGCGTAGCAAAATCCAGCAAGTCGGGTTTCAGGTGCAGGACTTTGCGGTGCAGGTTGGCGCTGGCACCTCGGCCACGCAGGCTTTTGCCCAACAGTTCCCGCAACTGGCTGGGGCATTCGGGCCTGTAGGCGTGGCTGTCGGCACGCTGGCAGCGATTGGCATTCCTCTACTCGCTGCGGCATTTGCGAATGCCTCGGCTGAGTCCGACAAGTTGGCCGCTGCGGCAGATCGCCAAAAGCTGATGATGGATGCACTCAGTGAGGCAACGGCGCGCTTGCGTCTTGAGCGCGAAATGGCATCCAGCGGGGCGCAGCTTGAAGAAGAACAGCAGGCGCTTAATGAAATCACGCGGCTGACCGAAGAGCGCGCCGAAGTGCAGGCGCGCCTGAACAGCCTTGTGGAAATTGGTGGCCGTGCAACAGCGTATGCGGATCAGGCTAAAGCCGCAAAAGAGGCTTTGCAGGCTGAACTGGACCGCATTGATGCACAGTTAGAGTCGCTTAACCTTGAACGCGCGAGAACTGCTGCAGCGCAGGCTGGCAATGCTGTCGCAACGCAGATGCAGGCGATTATGGGCCGCATTTCCGTCATGGATCTGTCGCAGCCATGGGCGGTTTTGCCCGGCTTCATCCAAGCCGCAATCGACAAGGCAGCAGAATTTGCTCGCGCGTCAATGACTTACTCGGGGCGCGGCCAAGATCCCCGGTTGTTCGGTGCCAACCCCGGTCAATCCAACACCTTCGGCGTGGAGAATTATACCCCGCCAGATGAAACTGGCAGTTCCGGCAGTTCTGGCGGTGGTGGCACAAATCCGATGCAAGGGCGCATCGAGGCGCTGGTGCAAACCCTGAAGACCGAAACGGAAATCACAGCAGAATGGTATGCCTCTAGCTTGGAAGCGCTGAATGCCGCATCCGAGGCAGAGCTTGCTGCAATCGGAGGCAAGCACGAAGCCATTGAGCGGCTTGAGCAAGAACACCAAGAGCGACTCTCTGGCATCAGGGACGCTGGCAACCAGTGGGGCGTGCAGGCAGCACTCGACGGCGGTGCCGCTATTCTCGGGGCATTGGTATCCACAAACAAAAAGGCACAGAAGGCCCAATCCATTTTTGCGGCGGCGTCGGCATTTATGTCCACCTACCAAGGTGCCGCCAAGGAATTGGAAAAAGGCACATTTGGTTTTGCATCTGCTGCGGCGGTTATTACCAAGGGCATCGGCTTTGTCACCGCGATCAAAAGGGCGGGCGGAAGTTCATCGTCTGGTAGCTCGTCTGCTGCTTCCTCGGGCGCTGGCGGCGGCGCTGCGGCCCCCGCCGCCCAGCAAAACGCCGGAACCCACATGAACTTCCAGTTCACGGGAGGGTGGGCCAGCCAAGAGGCGATGGGGCGGTTCATGGTGGATTCGATCAATGAGGCCGTCAAAAACGGCGCGACGATCAAAGGGGCGCGATACACATGACGGTGATCTTTTCGACCGGCTATGCGCTGCCCTCGGGCGACATGCCGCTGAAGCATGCGCGGATCTGCCATAGCCTGAACTGGCTGGATGGTGGGACGGCTGCAGCCTCGACCACGGATGCCGATTATTTCGAGACCGGGCCGCTGACCTCGATGACCAATGAGCGGTGGAAGCCCACGGCGGTGCCTGCGACCTGGGAATATAACCACGGCAGCGCGGCGGATGCGGACTATGCGGCGATTGCGGGGCATACGCTGGCGGGCTGCACCATCCGCTTCGAGCGCTGGACGGGCGCTGCATGGGCCGCGTTGTCGCCCGACACGCTGATCGCGGATAACAGCCCGATCCTGTCGATCTTCCCGCCAGTCAGCGGGCAGGTGTGGCGGCTGAATGTGCTGTCCGGGCCGATCCCAACCGTAGGCGTGGTGCGCTTCGGTCTGGCGCTGCAGATGGAGCGGCCTTTTTTCGCGGGGCATACGCCGATTGATTTTGGCCGGCAGACGGTGCTGCGGTCGAACCAGTCGGAGACCGGGCAGTATCTGGGCCGCACCATGCAGCGCACGGTGCTGACCACCAGCTATTCTTGGCAGCACCTGACGGAGGCTTGGGTCAATGCAAACTGGAAAACGCTGCAACTGGCTATTGAGGCAGAGCCGTTCTGGATCGCGTGGCGTCCTGCAGAAAGCGGGTCTGTGGGCTATTGCCAGACCGACGCGGTGCCTGTGCCGCAATACATGGGCATACGGTCGCTGATGAGCGCAGAAATGAGCGTGCGGGGGCTGGCCTATGACTAATCCGCTTTGGGCCAAGGGCCAGCACCATGTCGATGGTCATACTTACACGCTGTCACGCGACATCAAGGACGGTGATGCGATCACCGAGTCTTTGCTGACCGAAATCGATGGGGTGGCGACAGTCTACGACATGCCAATCCCCAGATGGCTGACGGGCCTGCTGCAACTGGGAAACTGGATTACATCCTATGACTGAAACAACTGTGGGTCGCGAACCGGTTCAGATTGTTGAAATCCGGCAGCCGTTCTGCGCGCATGTGTTCGGCACCGCACCCTGCACGGCCACCGATCCGGCAGACCGCAAGTGCTATAACACCCGCGCGACCTGCCGGGATTCGGCGAACTTTGCGCTTGGCACCCCGCTGTCGCTGTTCTTTGCGACGGGCCGCGTGGCGGAAATGGAGATCGAGGGCGCGCCCTATATCATCCCGTCGCTTGTGTCGGTCAGCACGACGCCGACGCGGATCAACGTCGCGGGGTCGAATTCCAATGCCTCGGGCTTTGGCAATCGCGCGGTCTGCAGCCTTGTGTTCAACGATCACCCGCATTCTGATCTGCGTGTCGATCCCTATGTCGGCGGGCGGTCGTGGAATCCGCTGTCGGCTGATCGCGGATCATACTGGACCCGCTGGATGGCGCGGAACAAGTATCGGCAGAATGTGCTGATCATCATCTATGAAGGCTACGCGGGCCAAGCCCTGTCGGCGATGGTCAAGCGCAGCTATTTCATGCAGTCGATTTCCGGCCCATCGGGTGGGCGGGTTTCGATCCAAGGCAAAGATATTCTGACCCGGCTGGAAGAGCGCAAGGCGCAGGCGCCAGCGGCGTCACCGGGCAAGCTCTATATCGCCATCAATGCCTCGGTCACTTCGTTTGAGGTGACGAATGCCGTGGTGGGTGACTATCCCGCCCCCGGCACGGTGCGGATCGGCGATGAGATCATGACCTATTCGGCGGTCACAGCCTCGGCCAACGGGGTCACGCTGACGATATCGGCGCGCGGCACGGATAATTCCACGGCTGCCACCCATGCCGTGAATGAGACGGTGCAGTGGTGCTGGCGGATTGTGAATGCACCGATCGATACCGTGTTCCAGGCGCTGCTGGAAACCTACGGGCAGATCCCGGCAGCCTATCTCAACCTCGCAGGTTGGGCGACCGAGGTTGGCACCTATCGCTCTGCCTATCTGCTTGATGCGCTGATCTCGATCCCGACGCCCGTGGTGCAATTGGGCGACGAGCTGCAGGAGCAAACGCTGGTCAATCTGTGGTGGGATGAGCGCACGGCGCTGGTCGATCTTCGCGCCATCCGGGGCATCGATGCCGAGCCGCCGCTGCTGACCGCAGAGGATCACATTCTGGCCGACAGTTTCGCGCTGTCGGAAAACCCCGATGGCCGCGCCTCGCGGGTCTGGATCAGCTATAACCGCCGCGATCACGTCAAGGCCGCGACGGACCTGTCGGCCTATGCCGAGGTGTTCATCGACGCCAATCTCGAATCCGAGAGTGACGTGATGTATGGCGAGCCTGCGATCCGCAAGATCAACGCGCGCTGGCTGAGTTCAAGCGCGCTGGCCAATACCACGGCGTCCAAGATCATCACGCGCTTTGTCGATGTGCCGTCGATCTGCCGGTTTCGGATGGACGCCAAGGATCGCGCGCATTGGGTCGGCGACCTGGTGCAAATCTCGCACTACCTCGACGTCGATGAGTTCGGGGCGCGGCGGCAGCGGATCTGGCAAATCATCAGCGCCGAAGAAACCGTGCCGGGCGAGATTGTCGAATACGAGGCCGAGGATGCCACGCTTTATGGCCGCATCAACTATGTCATGGCCAATGGCAGCGCCGATTATCCGGGGCCGTCTGCGCCCTTCAAAAACGCCTATATCGGCAATGCGGCTGGCCTGCTGTCCGATGGCACCAATAGCGCGAGGATCAACTGATGACGACAGCTTATACCGGCATCCCGAACGGCGATATCGATCAGGACAGCCCGGTCACGCAGGAACTTATCACCGCGCTGCGGGATGATCCTATTGCGATTGCCGAGGGGGCGATTGGAGCGCCCGTCACGGCGGCGGGGTGGCATCCCTATAACAGCACGCTGAACGGCACGGGCGATGGAAAGTTCTATGACTTCGCCGTGCATGGCGCGGTTGCAAGTATCGAAACGCCCGCCTTCGCAGATGGTTATGAATACATGATCATCTTTGATGACCTGAAAAAAGCAGGCACCGGGGTTGATTTCAGGATCGAGCTTTATCGGGATACGGCTGCGGCCTATTCGTCCGCTTTTGTGCTGTTGTCACCCGTCAGCACGGTGAACGGTAAAATCGAGCTGCCTCAGGTGCGGCGCAGTATGGGGGCGCATGTCATCATATCAGATGTTACCGGCGTGACATCGACTACCCCCGTTGCTGGTGGTGGCATAGCAACTGTCTTTGCCCATAGCGCGGCGCAAAAGATCGGAAAGGCAAGGGTGTCATTCACAACCAATACCTCTGCTGGCAAACTCTATCTCTATCGGAGGTCTCTGCAATGACGAACGTGTTGGTCTATGATGGGGATACCCCGATCCTGCGCCCTGCGACGCCGGAGGATATGCCACTGATCGATCTGGATGGTTGGCGCGCCTCTGCCAAATGCAGCCGGTTGCAGGGCCGCTTGACGCTGGGGGCTGATGTCTGCGCCGCGCTGGATTCTATGGCCGCAGATCCTGCGACCCCATGGGCCATGCGCGAGACGATCAATAGCGCGATGGAATGGCGGCGCACCAGCCAGACGATTGACGAATTGGGCTACCTGCTCGGCTACACCGATGCCCAGATGGACGCGATGTTCGAAGCCGCGATGCAGATCGCGGTCTGATCCGGCCTGATATTTCCTAAGCCAGCCCGCGCCCGTCGCGGTTTTTTTATGCCTGCAGGGTGCCGCGCTGATCCGCGTGCGCCGCTTTTTGCCACAGCACATGAGGCCGATATGCTCAACAAACCGCTGGAATACTGGGCCGTGCTGATCGGGATGGTGCTGTATGCCGCCAGCCGTGATGCCGAGAAAGAGGCACTGTGGCGGCGGGTGGTCAAGACCGTCGCCTCGGCCTTTCTGGCGGTCGGCCTGTCGCCCACGCTGGCACAATACCTGCGCGGGTCAGAGACGGCAGCGACGGTGGCGATCATGGCTTTCGGGATGCTGGCCCTCGATGTCACCACGGCGCTGATCGGGGATCGGCAGTTTGTCAAAGAGCTGATCAAGACGCGGTTGGGCGGTGGGTCCGACAATGGATAAGACCCGCGCCAGCCTGCGCCGGGTGCGCGTCTATGCGGTGCTGCTGGTGGTCTGCGGGGTCTATGCCGCGTTGCCCCCGACACAGCGCGAGGTGGCGCGGACGCGCGCCCACGACATCACACATGCGGCGATTGACTGGGCCGCGCAACGGATCGGGGGAAGATGATGAAACTGCCAAGGCAATCCGAGGTCGGCACCTTTTACGGCAAGCCCGGCCCCGAAATTCAAGCGCGGCTGGCGATGGTCGATCTGCCGTTTGCGCTTCGTCTCGACTGGGATCTGGCGAAAACCACGCGGCGGGTGCAGTTGCACCAGAAATGCACCGCCCCCTTTGTCGCGGCCATGACAGAGGTGCAGGCAGTCTATGGGCTGGCACGGGTGCAAGCGCTGGGGATTGATCGGTTTGCAGGCGGCTATGCCCACCGGCAGATGCGCGGCGGCACCAGCTGGTCGATGCACGCCTACGGGTGTGCGGTCGATTTCTACGCCGCGCCCAACGGTCTGAAGGTGCGCTGCCCGGACGCGCTGTTCTGCAAGCCGGAATATGCCGACTTTCTGGATATCATGGAAAAGCACGGCTGGCTGCCTGCAATCAGGCTGTGGGGTGCGGATGCCATGCACTTCCAGATGGCACGGCTATGATCTTCCCCCCGATCTTGGACTGGCGGCTGACGCTGCTGCTGCACCGGCTGGGGGTGGGTGTGAGGCGGCATCGATGAACCCCTACATCATCATCGGCGCGCTGCTGCTGGCGCTTGGCGCGGGCGGGGCGGGCTATGTCAAAGGCCAGCGGGATAACGAGGCGCGGCATGTCGCGGCAGCCTTGGTGCAGGCCGAGGCCGACGCAGAGGCTGCGCGCCAGCTGGCGGCTGCCGAACAAGAGGCGCGGCTGCTGGCCCGCGAATTGGAGGATCGAGCCTATGCGGACCCTGTTGCTGTGCCTCAGTGCCTGTCTGTTGACCGCGTGCGGCGGCTCAATCTCCGGTAAGCCCGCCCTTCCGCCCTGCGCTGATCCGGTGGTGCTGCCGGATCGCGCGCTGTCTGACCGTGACATCGAGGTGATGTGGGGTCGGGACCGATCCGCGCTGCGCGAATGCGGCGCGCGTCTGAAATCGCAACTTTGAGAGGATACCACTATGTCGTTCCAATTTTCCGTGGCTGCGCGCAATGCGTGGCTTGATGCTATCGAGACGGCCATCGGTGCCTCGGCCATCCTGAAAATCCGCACCGGCGCTGTGCCTGCGACCTGTGCCACGGCGGATGCTGGCACGGTGCTGGCAACGATGGCCCTGCCGTCTGACTGGATGGCTGCGGCCTCGGCTGGGGCCAAGGCGCTGGCTGGGACGTGGCAGGACACCGCTGCCGATGCGACCGGCACAGCGGCGCATTTCAGGATCTACGCCTCGGATGGTGTGACCTGTCACATGCAGGGGACCGTCTCGCAAAGTGCTGCCGATGGTGGCACAGGTGATCTGAAGCTGGCGCAGGCGACGGCTGATCTGGTCGCAGGCGTTCAGATTTCGATCTCCACATTTACTCTGACCGCCAACGGTGCCTGACATGCAGCACTGGTCGGGCAGCATTGATCTGATCGCGGGGCAGGCCGTTATTGCAGCGGTGCGCGTCGCCGCATCCGGTCAGGGCGTGGTCAGGCTGGCGCTGGATCGGCCAGCCTGCGCGCTTGACTATGCCGTCTCGGCGGCAGGTATCGAGAGCCTGTCGCAATATGGCGACTGCATCCGCTCGGTCGAGGTGGTCAGTCTGGCGCCAGATGCGGATGGGTATCTGCTGCGCGTGACGGTGGCGGCGGCAGAGGATGGTCTGGTCTGTGCTGACTGGTCCGTGGTGAGCGGTGATGCTGGGTTGGAGCAACCGTCTCTGATCGCAGTTTAGGGGGTCTGACGCATGGCGATTGAATATGTCGGCGGGCAGACGCAGGCGCTGAGTGCCTCAGGCAGCACGACTGTCACCTTCGCATTGACAGGTGGATTGGCCTCCGCGCCTGCTGATGGTGATATGGTGTTAGTCTCCGTTGCGCTGACTAATACCTCTGATGTGTCCATCGGTGTATTAACTACCGGATATTCTGAAATTGCAGAACTTTATTCGAATGACACTGATGCGGATGCAAACCTGTCGCTGTCATGGAAGCGCATGGGTGCATCACCAGATGCTTCTGTGCAAGTAAGTGGCACAGGGTCTGCTGGCGTTCCTGGCATTGTTTGCGTTCAGGTCTTTCGAGGGGTGGACGACACAACGGCATTTGATGTCGCGTCCACAACAAATACGGGAATAGACAGTGCCATTCCGAACCCGCCTTCGATCACGCCTGTAACATCAGGCGCGGTCATTGTGGTTGCCGGAATGTCGGCACACAAGGGCGACACCAGCGGGACGCTTGCGGCATCATACCTATCGAACTTTCGGACGCAGGTGGCGCGGACTTCACTCTACACCGACTGCACTTCGGGCATGGGGTATGTCGAGTGGACCTCTGGCGCATATGATCCGGCAGCATGGACCTTCGGCGCATCTGACAGCGCGACCTACTCCAACGCCTCCGTCACGATGGCGCTGCGGCCTGCGGCTTCCTCTGGCGTCACTGGGACTGCAAGCGGAACGGCTGACGTAACAGGATCGGCCAGCGCCTCGGTCGCGGTTGCGGCGGCAGGATCTGGCACGGTCGGCCTGACCGGATCGGCGGCGGGGTCTGTCGCGGTTTCGGCCTCGGCAGATGGCGCAGCATCGATCAGCGGCGCTGCCTCTGGGGCTGTGTCCGTCTCTGCTGTCATGGCGGGCGAAACCTCAATCACCGGCACAGCCAGCGCATCCGTGCAGGTCAGTGCGGTATGGTCGGGAGAGGCTACTGTCACGGGGTCGGCCACTGGCACGGTCGGCGATTCCGGCATCACTGGCGCCGCATCAGGTGAGGTCAGCGTTACAGGGTCAGCGATTGGCTCTGTGCAGGTCAGCGCCGCTGCGGCTGGGGCTGTCACCATCACCGGCGAGGCTGCCGCATCGGTGGCCGTCACATCATCGGCGCAGGGCGAGGCGTCCATCAGCGGATCTGCGATAGCCGCGGTGCAGGTGCGTGGCAGTCTGGACGGCTCTGCCGAGGTCACGGGGCAGGCGGTGGGAAGTATCGTTTCGCGCGTCACCACCCTGCAGATCGCGGGTGTGGTTTCGGCTGTCACCATCGCTGGCACTGTGCAGGCCAACACAGTGGCCGGTGTCGCGCGGGGTCATAGCGTGTCTGGGATCGTCGCGGCCAGCCGCATCGCGGGCCGCGTCTCAGGCCATGTCATCAACGGAATTTGGAGGGCGGCATGAGCAGATCATGGGCGGCAGATACACTGGACATCACCGTGCCGGTGACATTCGAGGCGGGGGCAGGGATCACGTCGCTGACCGGCGGCACGGTCGTAGCCCATGCCGCTAAGGCTGGGGCCGCGACGGTCGAAGGTGTGGCGACTATCGAGGATACCGACACGGTGCGGGTGCTGTTCGCGGCTGGCACCCTGTCGGCGGGCGTCTATCAGTTGCAGGTGCGCGTGACAGTCTCGGGCGTGGTGCAGACTGTCGTGGATGAGGCGCTGACCATCCAGACCAGCATTTGAGCGGGGTGAACATGCGCGCACAGCCTCGATTTCTATGCGCGGCTTACGCCACAAATGCTGCAACATCGTGCGCTGTCAGATCGGGATGTCTCGGTGCTGTGGGGGTGTGACCGATCAGCCTTGCGTGAGTGCGCGGGACGGGTGGCGGCGCTGGCCTCCGACTGACTGCGATCAGGGGCATTTTATCCACTGGTCACGCGGCGTGATCAGCAAATACTGCATGATGATGGCAGTCTGTGTGGGCACGGTCTCACCGTTTTCGACGGCGCTGACCCGCGTTTTTGAGCCATACCCAAGGTAGACTGCGATCTCCTCGCCCGTTAGGCCCAATGACTTGCGGGCCGTGCGAAACTCTGCGGGTGTCATGCTGCGATATCCCTATGGCTGGCCTGCGCGGCATCCCAGATCATGCCCTCAGCGATGGCGTCCCGCACGGCAAGGGCCTTGCTGGCCTGTGCCAACTGCCAGTTGGCGTCGATCATCTGCGCGATGAGGCGGGCTGGCAGTGCCGCGATCACATCATCGGGGATTGCGCCCAGCATGGCGGACGCGCTGCGGGGGTGCGACCCGATGGCGCTCATCTTTACGGCGCGGTTGACTTTGATCTGGTGATCGGTGTTATTGGTCACGTCAGCCTCCTTGCGGCTTTGGGGGTGGTTGGAGCGGGCATCGCGCTCCGGTGGATCTAAGCTTGCACTGTGTTTGATTTGGCTTTGGCCGAGATCATAGGCCCCGTCAGTAATGGCGGGGCCTACTCTTATCAGTTGTTGCTGTCGGCGCGGTCCATGTCGCGGGTCAGCCAATCAGAGATGCTTTCGTCATACGTCTCGCTGTCGATGCGGGCTTTTTCCAGTCGCTGATTTTCGGCGTAGATGTCGACGACAAAGGCGCGCGCTGCGGCCACAACGCTTGCTTCGGCGGGATCGCTGCCAAAGCCAGTTGCTTTGGAGTAGCCGGCGGTGGGGAGATAGAGGCTACGTCCCTCAACCTTGTCCATCACATACGAGTCAGCGAGGAAAAACCACTTAAAGCGATCATTCTCAGCGGTCTCGATGTTTCCGGCTGCGGTGTAGGTGTAGGTGGTCATTTGCGTAACTCCCTGCTGCGTTTCCATGCCTATAAGTTACGTTATTAGTAACTTGCGGTCAAGCGGAAAAGTTACTCAATGCGTAATTATTTTCAGTCTGGCAGGATCAGGACTCAGCCCCTCGCAGCAATGCGGGGGGCTTTTTGTCGTTTCAGGGCGCGGTGACCACAGGCAGCCATTCCCAGCCATCCCACTTATCGCCGGTCTGTCGAAGGTGGGAATAGCGTTGCAGGGATTGCCAAGACCGATGCCCCGTCACCTCGGCTACGCGCGGAATCGTCCAGCCCATTTCAAAGAGGCGCGATGCCCCTTCATGGCGCAGATCGTGAAAGTGCAGATCGGCAATATCCAGCACCTTGCAAGCGCGAGTGAACGCGGCGCTGATGGCGTCGGTGCTGAACGGGAAGATCTGGGCGGCTTGTTTAGGCATCGCGCGCGCAATAGCCTCGGCCTCTGGCACAAGGGCGCACCACACGTCATTGCCTACCTTCTCTCCGGGGTTCTTCATGTCCCGCACCATCACGCGACCTTCCTCAAGATCGGCCCATGTGATGCGGGTAATCTCCTCTTGGCGGCGGGATGAATACAGCGCAAAGGCGATGACGCGGTGCATCGGCATGGAGTTCCGGCGCTTGGCCCTGTCCACGAAATGCACCATCAGCCGGTTGATTTCATCCACGGTTGGCCTGCGGTCGCGCTTTCCGCTTTTCGACGTGATGCCGAAGTGCTTCATCGTTTCATTTGCATCCCGCATGATGTTGCGGTCGATGTCGTGGCCCCACGCTGCCCGAGCCACTGAGAACACCGCCGACAGGTGCGAGACGTAGTTCTGGACTGTCTGGGGCTGGCGCGTCTCACCAAGCCACCGCGCCCATGCCACCACGTCCTGCGACCTGATGTCGGCCAATGCCTTGGAGGCAAGGTCGTGGCCCTTTATGGTATCCAACACTTGCGCCTTGGTCTTGCCGATGTCCTTCCGGCTCAAACGCAGGTATTCGTCAATCGTGTCAGACAGGGTGCCTTTCGGCTTCATTGCCGCGTCCAGCGCCCCCGGCTTGGCGAGTTCCGCTTCCTTTCGCTTGATCCAAGCCTTCGCGGCTGCCTCTCGGTCGAAGGTCTGGGCTTGTGAAAAAACAAACCTCCCCCCTCGCTTGATCTTTATTTGGGCGGTATAACCCGTTGTTCCGTCCTTGCGAGGGCGGGCTGTGATCGTTCCCAT